GGGGCCGATGTTGATGCCCGTGGACGGGCCGCGCAAGTTGCCGATGCCAAAATTCGGGTCGCTGAGACTGCCCTTGGCAGCCCCAATGTTGATGCCAGTGGACGGGCCACCACCGGGAAGGTTGAGACCGTATGGCGAGACAGGCTGATAGTTCCCGGCCACGCCAAAATATTCTGTGTTTTGGCCCCTGCCTGACACCTGACCAGCCGCGCGAGCGCGCGCTTGAAAAGCATCGCCGCCCCAACCATCGCCGCGACCGTTCGCGCCCGAGTAGAGCGGATTGAGATAGGAAGTGCCGCCGTGCGTCGGGTCTGATCCAGAAAGCGACGCTCGCGCTTCGGCAAGTTGCGCTTCCGTAGGCATAGGACGATCGGCAAGAGACGTGCCCGTACCGTGCGGGCCATTGATGCTTGAGAACTGAATTTTGGCGCTTAGCTGGCTTTCTATCGTCGAGCCATAACCGCGATAATTCGATTGGGCGCGGTTCATCGCCGTCCAGTTGGTCATGGACATTTGGTTCGCACGGTCACCACCTTTAGTGACCTCCCCCGCGTTCATTTTCGCAAGGTTAACAATGTCATCTTGGCTCACGTCGCGACCAACGTTGGCGGGCGGACGAAGGCCAGTAGGGTTGTTTGCGTCAGGATGGGTAGCAGCCGCGACGGCCGAGGTCGCCGCCGATACTGCTCCGGGTGGCACAGTATTTGCGTTCGGCGCGCCGCCTAGTCCGGATAGAGCAGCGGCAGCGTGCGGGCCTAGCACCGAACCCATAGGAGCGGCGGCAGAGCCAGAGCCACCGCTTACAGCGCCCAGAGCCGTGCGTGCGGCCCCTGCGGCTGCGCCTGCGGCGGCGAGTTCAGGCGGAGCGCCAGCGACCGGGGCTGATATGGCGGCCGTGGCCGGCGACACGGCTCCGGGCTGAACTGTGTTCGGATTTGACGTGGCCGGCGAGCCAACGCCGTCCGTAACCCCCGGCACCGATCCGGCAGCGGAAGGTGTGACGCCGCCAGCGGGAGCCGCGCCGGCCGCGCCGGCAGGGGCAGCGCCACCCGAGCCGCCCGTGACATAGACGTTCGTGGCGTTGACGGACATTTGCTGATAGCTCTTCAGCGCGTCGCCGGTCTGACCCGACGCCTTGTTCGCCGCGTCCAGAGCAGCATTGGCCGACTTCACCTTATCTGCCGCGCCGCCGAGCGTGCCGAGACCGGAAATCTGATCGAGACCGGTCGCCTGCATCCCGCCCTTCATGAGCATATCGACGCCGCCCTTGACCATGCTCTCGCCAATGGACTTGCCCATGGCGGCGAAGGGGTAGCGCTGGCCGTTCAAGGCCCCGATGATACCCGAGGAAAGGCCGCTCGACACGCTGGACGCAAGGTTCTGCTCCATCTTGCCGATCTGGTCATTCATCGTGCCGATGCTATTCGCCCAACCGGCAAAGCCCGTCGTCTGCGCTTTGTTGGCGTCTGAAAGCGCGCGGTTCACGTCCTGAAGAGCGGCCTTCTGGGCCTCCGTGACTTGTACGCCCTTCTCTTCGAGAGCCTGAATTTGCTTAAGGGTTTCAACGTCTTCCTTGCGATAGTCGCCGCCGATCTTCAACTGAGCGACAAGCTGGTCATTCAGCGTGACGATATGGCCCATCGGGTCGCGCGCGGCTTCGGTGTCCTTCGTAAGCTGCGCCATGCCGGCCGTGTCGCCAATGGACGATAGAGCCTTCATCTTGTCGTTATAGTCGGAAATCGCCTTGCCCTGAGAATGCGTCTCTCCAACGGCAGCCATCACGTCTTTAAGCTCGTACGCGACCTTCAATTCGGCCGTGAGGTTGTCCACTTCGCTCTTGGTCCAACCGGCGTTTTTCTCCATGAAGTCGGAAATGGTCTTCTCAACCGACGCGCTCTCTTTCTGAGCCGCCGTGATGGCGCTGGTCGCCGCGATCTCCTGTTGAAGGGAGCGCATTTGGTCGGCGTAAGCCTTCGCCGTGTCGGCCGCAGCTTTGGCGTTCATGCCCGCGCTGATGGCCTGATGCTCGGCGTCGTCTTGCGTGCCGGCGTGAAGCTCCCCGCCCTGCTCCATGTCGCGGAGCTTGGTCTTGATCTCAAGCTGGGTTTGCTGCTCTTTCGTGATGGCTTTCGCTTTGTCGATCTGATCGTTCAAGGTCTGCATTTCGACCTGAACAGGCGTCATCTTCTTCTTGGCGAGAATTTGATCGGCTTCGTCCAACTGGACCTTATTGTCCTGTTGCTGATTGAGGGTCATTTGGCCGCGTGCAGTCGCGATCTTTTCCTCAAGGTCTTTCACTTCCTCAAGCTTCTTCACCCAAGGAACGAACGAAGCGATGGTGGTCTCGATATCTTGCTGGCCCATGCCGCCGCCCGAGCCGCTTTCGGCGGCTTTGTGGGCGTCCTGAAGGCTGGCCGACGCTTGATGGTCGGCATAATTCGAACCGCCGCGCGCGCGCTGCCGCTGCGTTTCGGATGAAGACTGGTTCTCCATGCCGTCCCAAGCGGTGTTGTGCGGGCGGAACTTGCCGGCCTCGTACTCTCCCTGCTTGCGCTTTTGCAGGGCGTCCGTGTTCCCGACAACAGCGTCCCAATCGTCTTGAAGGCCCCACCCCTGCTTGCGGCGGTCGCCAGCGTCATTGATCGCCCCGCCGACCACGCGGCCTGCTTCATAGGCCCCAAGAGCGGCCACCGCGAGGAACAGCGCACTGGTCAATCTCGACACGCCCCGAGCCATAATGCCAAGGCCCGCGCCTTCAGCCGCCCCGAGAGAACCGAGGCCGGTTATAGCGGTGCGGAACAGGCCAACAGCTTTCACGACACCCAGAATACCGGGGGCGAACAGCGCAAAGTCAATTAGGATTTTCCCGGCCGGGCCGAGGTCTTTGAGCGTCTCAGCGGTTGTATGAATGACGCCGGCCAGCGCTTGGAAAGCGACCGTCAAAATCGGGATAGCGTCAGCACCTATCTCCGTCTTGAACTCGGTCCAAGCCGTTGACATTTCGTTCAAAGCTCGGTCGAACTCCGACTTCATGTCGTGAGACATTTTGTCGGCCGCGCCGTCCGAATGGTCCGAAACCGTCAGTTGCTTATCGAGGTCTTTGATGCGCGACGCGAGCGCCTCGATCGTACGGACCTCGCGCGCGGCGCTGATCCCCAAGTTCTTGAGGAAGGTGGTATCGTCGCCGCCCGAGTTCTTGATGGCGTTGACGGCCTCCAAGACCTTCTCGAACGCCTCTTCCGGATGCTGCTCGACAAGCTTCTTGGCTTCGTCGGTCGTCATACGCATGTGCTCGGCAAGAGAGCGCAGCCCCGCGCCGCCCTGCTCGGCCTTCTGGTGCATCTGCGTGAGGACCATGCTGAACTGCATGGCGGTACGCATCGGGTTGCCGCCTAGGTTGTCGAACTCGCGAGCGAAGGCGGCAAGGTGTTCGGCGCTGATGCCCATGCCTTGCGTTAGGCCGGCGAGGCGGCCGGTCATTTCGGTGATGCCCTCTATCCCAGAGCGCGCGCCTTTCGAGAGGCCGGCGAGCGCGTCGGCAAAATGGCCCACGTCATCAACGCCTTGGTCGGTAGCGAGTAGGATTTTGGCGACGCCGTTGGCGACCTGTTCAAGGTTGCCATCGTCAGTGATCTTGGACAAGGCGACCGAGAATTTCACTATATCCTCGCCGTGCGCGCCCATCTTCGAGGCGGCGACGGCAAGCTTGTCCATCTGTTGAACGGTGGCGTCGCCATTCTTCATGGAAATGTTCGCAAGCTCTTCGTGCAGAGCCATCACGCTTTCGCGCGACATGTCGGCGTTTCGGCCGATCTCGCGAACGGCGCGGTCCATTTCCTGATAAGCGTCTACTGCGCCACGGATCATTTCGTTGGACGCGTACATGGCGATCAAGGACTCGGCCGCGCCCTTGGCAGCCTCCATGACGCCCTTGATGCTATCGGCGGCCTCCTTGTGAGCGGCGGCCATGCCACGGGCTTGGTTGCCCGCCCCCTGAAGCGCAGCCGCGTGCGCCTGCAAGATAGACGACGCCTCGTCTCGCATTCGCAAGATGAAATTAAGCTCGTTGCTGTCGCTCATAGCCTTGGGCGTGCCTTCGGTATCGCGGCCTCGGCCGCAGCCTTTCGTTTTGCGTCCTCATTCCCGGCGTTATCACATTCCGCGTTCACCGCGTCTATGATCCGAAAAAGCTCGGCCGCCTTGTTCGACTGATCCATCACCGAGCCGATTTGCGGAAGGTGACCCGATTTATAGAACCCGTAATACAAGAACATCTGATGCCATTGCATCGGACGTGCCTTGAGGTCTTGGCGAGGGCACGCATAAGTGTCCTCTCCATCGATCTTGACCGGAAGGAAGGCTGGATTTACCCAGCCAACCCATCCGCCTTTTCCGTCCGGCCTAGCGCCATCGTCACCCTTTTTGAGAGGGTAGCTGTAGGCGGTGCAGCCCCATTCCTTTTGGCGCGTGCAGCCGTTGCATTGCCGTTCCGGCATTAAGCGGATGGCGGCGATGCCTCGACGGATTTTTTTTCTTCAGCGGCGGTGACCTCGCTGATGTTTTTGATTTGCTGGGCAAGCTCCTGAATGAGGCGCACGCCCATCGTGTTCATGATCGCATCGGCCACCACGTCATAAGGCCGGCCGTTGACGACGGCGCGCTGAGTGGAGAACGAAAGAGCGTTGCCCTTGGCGTCGGCAAAGTTCGTGAAGCCGATCAAGCCATGGCGAACGGCTTCGATGTTCGTCTGATTGACCTTGGTATGAATTCCATATTCGGTCGATCCCTCTTTGCCCGAAAGCGTTGAGGCGTTATCGTAAATCAGGCCCATCAAGAACACGTCAAGGCCGCGCAGCTTGAAGCTGGTCGCGCCTTCTTTGATCTCCACATGCTCTGTGAAGCCCTTCGTGCTGTCGGCCGGATCGTTGGGGGTTTTCGTCTTGACCTTGGACGGGTCCATATCGGAAACATAGTCCAAGCTGTCGGCGGTTGTCATCGCAATTAGGGCCACGGCTGCCTCCTTGGCTGTATGGCGTTATCGATCCCGGACGCTCGCACTTTGTGCAACTAGTTGCAATCAGTGTGGCCCATCCATAGGACCAACCTTATCGGCATGGGGACCGTTTATAAGGTGCGTCTTATCGGCAAGGACCATGGTGACCTTGGCCGGCGCGTAGCGCACGGCAAGCGCTTGGGCGGCTTCGAAGGTGAGCTTGACCGCCAGCACGTCGCCATAGAGGTTGCCCTCGCGATCGGCTTTCTGGACAACGTAAACGCGGGCGACGAATTTCGACATGACGTTGGCGGGGCCGAAGCCCCGCTCCTTACATCATGAAGATGAAAAATTCGTCGTTACCCAGCGAGCGCGCGAAGCGCATTCCAGCCTGATAGGCCAAGATGCCCGAGCGGTCCTGATACGTGAGGCCCGAGTACTGGGTGTTCGGCGCGAGCATCCAAATCGTGTTGCCAGCGGACGTGCCGCAACGCATCTGGAAAGGCATTTCCTCGGCGGCGGCGAAGTGTCCCCAGAAATCTTGGTTCGCAACGGCGTCGGCTTCGGGGTCGATCCCACCTTCGGGCTTGCGCGACGTGATACGCACGCCGTTATAGCCATCGGACGAAGACACGTCGGGACGAATGACGATATCGTTCATCTGGTTGAAGGTGAACTTCTCCACGATCGCGTTGAACTGGTTGATCCACAAGCGGGCCAACTGGACCTGAGAGGGCAGTTCGGTCTCGAATACCGGCGTCGGATTGGGATCGTCAACCGCCGCGTCATAGGTGCCCGTGAAGGTCCACTTGATGGTGGCGAAGTTGCCGGCCGCAGCCGTAATGTCGAACGTGCCGTAAGAGCCCGGCATTTCGTGCAAAACGTTGTCCTTGTGCATGTAGAGCGAAATGGACTGGAAATTCTGCGAAACCGGCGTGAGCAGCAAGCCGGCCGGCAGCAACCAAACCACCCATTGCATGGTGGTCACAAGGTTGCCGGTCCAAGTCGGCGTGATGGTCAGACCCTTCGTGCCCATGGCAAAGGGGCTGCCCGAGGTCACGACCGCAGCCGCGTCTCCTTCGCCAAGCACGTCCGAGGTCACGGTGATCTCGGCCACCCCGGAAGCGCCGGGGGTAGTGACCGAGAGATAGTAGCAAATGAGGTCGGTATTGGTCGCCTCATTGAGGCCGCCAACCAGAGTGGCATGGGCGAACACGCCAGCCGCCGTACCGCTGGCAGTATAGACCGAAACAAGCGAGTTGCCGTCCGTGCCGGGCTGAAGCGCCGTGAAGGTGATAGTGGTCGCAAACACGGCTGAGACTTCCGTGTTCGTTACCGTGGGCGCTCCGTAACCGGTGCCGCGCGCCGAAGCGCCCGTGCCGGTGCCCATGATGGCGGCGACCAAGTTGGCGACGGACAGCGCGAAGCTGGCTCCGAGAACCACAAGGTTTGCCGTGCTCGCATAGGACGTGGCGAAGGTGTAGGTCTGTCCGCCAATGTCGATCGTGTCCCCGACCAAGAAATTGTTGGTCGAAGTTTCGGTGAAGACGACGGCGGCTTTGACCTGAGTGGCGTCTACCCAAGAGACGGGAACGTTCTGGTTGCCGACGATAAAGGGACCGAGCGTGCTCGGCATGTCGCTGCCCGAGAGCGCGTAACCGCACGCCTGAAACAGGCGGCAGATGACGGGCGCATTGGCGAGCAGACCCGAGTTCTGAGCCCCGTTGCCGCGCAATTCCGTCTCGAAGGTCATCGAGGCGATCTTGCGGCCGATAATCACCGGCATGGGCGAGAGGTCGTTTCGAACGAAGTTTCGCTCAAGCACGTTCGGCTTGATGGCGAACTGCGGGTTGCTGACAAGGAAGCCATCGTTCACGCCGACCGCGACCGGCGTATTGTAGGTGACTTCAAGGGCTCCCTGAAGCACCGCGAGGCGAGTAAGAAGGACGGTCATGGTTCAATTCCCTTGTTTTGGTTTCACCGATGACCGGCCTTAGAACTGCGACGCGACAACGTGAAGGCCCGTGCCCCAAGTGTCGCCCGCCAGAGCGGTGACGCGCGCGGCCAAGGTCGCCATGGCATTCGAGATTGCCACTTGGATAGTCGCGGCCAAGGTGTTCTGAACGCCACTCGCGCCGGTCGCGCCGGGATTGGTCGCGGCTACGGCGGCGTTGTCGGTCGTCACAACGTCGTGGATGGCGACAGTCGCGGCCGGCAAGACGCCGCCCGAGTTGTCGATCAAAGGCTGCAAGCCCGTGGTGCCGCCCACGTCGCCAAGGACAGCGTTCAACTGAGAGGCCATATAGGCGATGTTCGCCGTAACGGCCGCCAGAGTGGCGTTCCAAGTCGTGAGCGAAGCGCCGAGGGCAGCCGCGCCAGTCGTGGTCCCGCCGAGCACGCCCGAGCCGTCGAACACTTCCGAGTGCGTAGACGTGTTCGTGAAGACCAGCGAGTTGCCGCCGACGCCATCGACCAAGGCCGTGACGCTGAAGGTCGCGCCGCCACCCGCGTTCGGGACAAGCGAGGCAACCACCGTGTCTGGAACCGCCGTGTTCGGGACATAGACGCCCGCGCTGATGCCCGCCAAGCCGCGAACGGTCGAGGCCATCGAGGCGATAACGTCGGCCATGGTGGCAGCGAAGCCGGCCGCCGTGTTGGCGCGCACCTGAATTTGGCCGGGCGTGGTGCCAAGCGTCGTGATGAAGCTGAACGATTGATTGCCAATCGTCATAATGTCGCCGTTGATGAAGTTGGTAGTGGTGGCTTCCGTGATGGTGCCCACGGCCTTGATGCCGGCCGCAACCGCGACCGTGGAGGCTTCGGACGCAAGCGTGGTCGAAACCGTCCCGCCGATGTTGTCCACCAGCGCGGCGAGATCGTTCTTCTCGCGATAGAGGTTGATCTTGGCGAGGATCGAAGAAAGCGCGTTCTGGTAGGCGTCAATGAGCGTGTTCGTGCCCGCCGTGGGGAGCGAAGCGCCGGACACGTCCTGATAGCCGACCGGAGCCACAACCGCGACCTCGGCGATGGTGAGGACGCCCGAAGCGCCGCCCGTGCTGTCGGTGAGGGTGCCGGGCGTCGCGCCTTGCGTGAAGAATTCATTGTAGGCGCTGGCGAGAGAGGCGAAGTTATTCGCGACGGCGGCCAAGAACGCGGTGCCATCGGCCAAGAGAACCGAGTCCGAACCGGTCGCGCTGTCCACGGCGGCGGGGATAAGCCCGATGACCTTGGAGAGGTTCACTTCGCTGCCGAACGCATTGGCGATGACGGG